GGTATGTACGTCGATGTCACCTCAGATGCCGATGGATACTCACACCTACCTAAAGACGTATTCACAGATCCTATCATCAACGATCCTATCGTCTCAGCAGATAAATCAAATTTACTTATAGAATACAGACGCGTGTATATATATATATATGAACACACCCATATTTAAACCAGGTCCAGCGTGTGCACTCGGTAATCTTTCATTGTGTATAGCTACACACATTCTCAATACTGGTCAAATAGGTATGATCCACCCAGATGTATATGCTTATGGGCGAGATAAAATGTTTCTATTTGAACAAGTATCTAAAGATGGAATTATAGAAGATCACGGGAGATTAAATTCCTTCATACACCTACAACATCCAGACATAGGAGAAATTATGCGTCGTGTCATGAAACCAAGTAAGACATTACAAAATATGATCGACACATATTGGGAAACGGTCCAGGATTGTGTTGCTGGATTCCATATTCGTCGCGGGACATACGCCAGTGATAGTGCCAAATTTGCATTTTACCCAGTGGCTTCAGAGGAAGCTATAGATGCGATGATATCTGTAGCCAATAATCTCAATAAACCCGTCTTCATAATAAGTGATTCGATCGAGACGAAAAATCACTTCATATCGAGGGTTCCGATGGCAAAATCATTAGACCTACCGATTGGGTTCACGGCATGTGAACACTCACAAAATGTTGAAGATGTCAAGGATGAGAATACAGATGCAAAAATGAACAGTGTTCTTGAATGGTTCATCATATCAAAGATGCCTAAAGTGTATACAACCATGGGTGGGGTAGTAGGACGTAACGTACCACCGGGTACGAAAGAAGGTGTATCATCCACGTTCGGGTACTCTGCTGCATTATACGGTGGTAAAATTCCATACTATGTATTCAACGATGGGCACGTGTTTTATCCAGATGGTAAAGAAAACGGTCCCAGATTGTGTTGGTCTGATACGGATACGAAGAACTACATCATGTTACGTGAACCGACAATGGAAAATATAAAACGTTTGAGAAACGAATATGGAATGTGGACTATTCTCATAAACCGCAAAACATGTGAGGATGCGGGAATATTGGACTGGTGTAAAACACGCATGAATGTTAAAATAATTGAATCAAATGAAAAGATTCGTGCGAGTCGGATCATAGAATATAAAGATATACAGTTCAAATAACATAGAATGAAAATTTCTATCGTTGGTGCTGGTAAAGTGGGTGTCGCATATGCCGTTTTCCTGGCTTCGAAAGGACATGACGTCACGGCCATCGACAAGAATGAAGACCATATTAAATCGTTGAATGATGGTACGTTTGTTAGTAATGAACCAGGTGTCGTGGAGGGTATACATATGGTCAAAAAGTTTACAACTATTGACGACGATGAGAGCGATATATGCATTGTACTTGTAGACACACCCACGTGTTACGCGGGGTATGACCATACCAATCTCGAACGCGTTCTCGGTACAGTTACAAAACGCCATAAGATGGTCATCGTCTCATGTACAACCCAACCCGGATTCATGAAACAATGGCCAGACCTGTACTATAATCCACTTTTCATCCAGCTCGGAAATCAGATTAAGCATCAAGAAACGACGAAGAGTGTTTTGATTGGTGGTGAAACCAGTGAACTGTTGGATACATTCTTCAAACATAATCACGGAGATGACGTTCATTTACATTACATGTCACAAACTGCAGCAGAGGTTGCGAAGTTGTCTCTCAATTGTATCATCACAACGAAGATTTCATTCGCGAACATGATCGACGAAGCCTTGTGGAGAAGTGGGCATGGCGACGAATCTGAAAAGGTTCTTGGATTTGTCGGGGATGATCCTCGTGTAGGAGAAAAATGTCTTAAACCTGGATGGGGATATGGTGGGCCTTGCTTTCCTCGGGACAATCGAGCCTTATGTACATTTCTCCGTGAATGGGGTGCATCAGACTATATCCCCGTAGCGACACACGAAACAAATGAACGACGTGCGATTGTCATGGCGATGAAGAAGGATGTAAATGATTCTGAATTTGATGACCTCAATTACAAACCGGGGTGTCCAGTCTATTGTGACGAAGAGTCTCATAAAGCGAAGGCTAAGCAGATTAGACAGCTTTCGTTTTTAGCTCGAAAGTAATATAAAAGGGTATGTATAACACTACATAGATGAGTGACATCAACGACACTGTGAAGAAATTCTGGGATACACGACCCTGTAACATTCGTCATTCTGATAAGGAGGTTGGAACCAAGGAATATTTTGATGAAGTGACGAAGCGTAAATACTTAGTCGAATCACATATCAAACCATTCGTGGATTTCGATGCGTACAGGGGTAAAGATGTTCTCGAAGTTGGGTGTGGTATCGGTACGGCTGCACAGAGTTTCATCGAATATGGAGCTCGATACACGGGTATTGATGTTTCCCCAGTGAGTATCGAACTCGCGAAGAAGCGTCTAGATGTATACAGTCTAGAAGGTGACGTGTTCGAAGGAGATATTCAGACACTCGTGATACCAAACAAAACATTCGATCTCGTGTATAGTTTTGGTGTGTTACACCATGTAGATGATCTTGAGTCTGCACTCAAAAATATTCATACGATGCTTAAACCTGGCGGTGTGTTTAAACTCATGATGTATGCTTCAAATTCATGGAAGAATATGTGTATCAAACATGGCCTAGATCAGTTTGAAGCACAGAGCGGTGTACCCATCGCGAACACGTACACGAAAGACGAGATGAGAAACAACCTCAAAGATTTTATGAACATCTACATTGACCAAGACCACATTTTTCAATGGAACATCGACGAATACAAGCAGCATCGTTACAAAAAGGAGCCATGGTTCGAGGCTATGCCGGAACATCTCATACGGGCACTCGAAAAGGAGTATGGGTGGCACTTACTCATCACCTGCAAAAAACCAATCCAATAATTTAGAATCATATAACATACATTCCATTATCATGGTTCATATGTTATATAATTTAAAGATGTGTAGACCTTTTAAGTAAATGTATATCTCATACTCGTTATGGGGATCCAATGAGGTATACACTTACGGGATGATCGAGAATGTTTTACTAGCCAAGGAAATCTATAAAGGGTGGAAGGTTCGGGTACACTACAATGACACCGTTCCCAAAAAGATTATTGACTGGCTAGAGGTCCAAGAAAATGTCGAGATGGTTCATCACGAAGGAAAAGATACACTGGCATCCAACATGTTTTGGCGTTTCTATGATCTGTTCCTACTAGACACGGTAGTCATTGTCCGAGATGCCGACTCTCGTCTCTCTATTCACGAAAAAGAAATGGTGAACGAATGGTTAAACTCGAGCAAAGACTTCCATGTCATAAGGGGTCACCCCCACCACAAAGTCCCCATCCTCGGTGGTACGTGTGGCTGCAGAAACAACCTACTCGAATACATTCATATATCCAATGGTACAAGAAATGTTAACAGTTCACCCCGTTCTTTCATGCTAGCCAAGACGTTTTTAAAGTGGTACAGTGATAGACTATCTCACGAAACCGATAAATATAACGCTGATCAGATATTCCTGTACCAATACATCTACCCCATCGTGGCGAATAGTCTCTTCGTCCACAGTGTGAAGGAAAATGCATACGAACCCTTCGCCAAGATTATCGACTCGAAGGAATCTGGGTTCATGGGTGCCATTGTTACTGATTGTGTCAATGCATCGAAAATACTCGGTGACGAGAGGACCACCTTTGTTCGAAAACCAGAGTACAAATAAAAAAATACTCACCAACTTTAAGATGTCGTTGCCTCAACATAAGAAAATGTTCTTGAAACAAATCGCCTACGGATTCGATGCGTTTTCTGAACAGGCCAATCAGATTGGTCAAGATCCACAGAATGAAGTTGAGCGTTTCATCAAGAAACATCTACTCAACCACGAACCTGATAAAACCTACTCATTTTCCAAGGGGAAGTTCATGATGGGTCTTGCGATATTGGATTTTGAAAACTTGGTAGATATTCTCATCCGCCTTGATGTCATAGGTATTACAATTCATGGGTTGTATATACATACGACATTAAATGCATTAACACTATCGACTATTGAACGAGAATTTTGTAAACTCATCGTAGATAAAGAGATTGTAACGTTCCGGGACTTCATTTTGTATTGACATGTTGACGAACCATCTTTAAGAATTCTTTGTCACGCTTCGTCTTGGGATCCGCCAGGATAATGAGGTAGGTCATCTTGTTGGGAAGCTTGGGCTTGTTGCCCTTAGGCTTAGGGATAGCTTTCAATTTTCTCTTCGAATTTTGAATCTGTTTAACAGTTGGCATTTATATACACAAACATTTAATCCATCTCATCGATCGTGGGACCTTTATTATCCTGGCATGATGCCAATAGGTCAGTCAACTCCTTTTGTTTGTGTTCAATCTCGTCAACTTCCGCAGATCGGTTATTATCAATCCACTGGATCGTCTCGTCAACTTTTTCCCTAATCTTCACCTTGTTATCGTCACTGAATGTACATTCTTCACTGTCGATCATATTACGCATACCATAAGTCGACGTTTCCAACCCATTTATAGCAGTCACCTTCTTCTCGTACGCCTGGTCCTCCTCCTTGTACTTTTCAGCATCCTGGACCATGCGTTCGATATCCTCCTTGGATAGACGACCCTTGTCATTCGTGATGACAATCTTCTCCGACTTTCCAGAAGCCTTATCCTCGGCTGTTACATTCAAAATACCATTCGCGTCAATATCGAAGCACACACTAATCTGTGGAACGCCACGGGGTGCAGGTGGGATACCGGATAGTTCGAAGGTACCCAGTAGATGATTGTCCTTAGCACGAGCACGCTCACCTTCATATACTTGGATGAACACACCCGGTTGGTTGTCCGAATACGTCGAAAAGACCTGCTCCTTCTTCGATGGGATAGTCGTATTCCGCTCAATGATTTTCGTCATGACACCACCAGCCGTCTCGAGTCCGAGAGAAACTGGAGCAACATCCAAAAGTAGGAGATCCTGGACGTTACTGTTATCAACACCCGAAAGGATAGCAGCCTGAACCGCGGCACCATAAGCAACAGCTTCATCAGGGTTGATCGACTTGTTAAGCTCCTTACCATTGAAGAAACTCGAGAGCATTTGTTGAATCTTGGGGATCCTCGTCGAACCACCAACCAAAACAACTTCATCAACCTTCGCCTTGTCCATCTTCGCATCACGGATAACCTGTTCAACAGGCTCCATACACTTCCGAAAGAGGTCAGCATTCAGATCCTCGAAACGAGCACGAGTGATCGACGAATAAAAGTCGATACCCTCAAACAATGAATCAATCTCAACTGTCGTCTGTGAAGTCGACGACAGGGTACGCTTCGCGCGTTCACAGGCTGTGCGTAAACGACGAAGGGCTCGAGCGTTTCCAGAGAGGTCCTTCTTATGTTTCCGTTTGAACTCTTCAGAAAAATGTCGAAGGAGGCGGGCATCAAAGTCTTCACCACCGAGATGTGTATCACCAGCAGTCGCCTTCACTTCGAAGATCCCACCCTCGATGTTTAGAAGCGACACATCGAAGGTACCCCCACCAAGATCGAAGATGAGAACATTCTTATCTTCATCCTTATTCTTATCAAGACCATAGGCAATGGCGGCAGCTGTAGGCTCGTTGATGATCCGAAGACAGTTAAGACCCGCGATGGCTGCAGCATCCTTCGTAGCCTGTCTCTGTGAATCGTTGAAGTACGCAGGGACGGTGACAACCGCATCCTTCACCGTCTTACCCATGAAAGACTCGGCAATATCCTTCATCTTAGTCAACACCATCGAAGAAATCTCTTCGGGTGAAAAGGTTTTCTTTTCACCGTGAGACTCGACGTTGATCATAGGCTTGTCACCGGATCCAGCAATAACCTCATAAGACCAATCCTTCATATCATCCTGGACCTTCTTGTCGGAGAATTTACGACCAATAAGACGCTTCGCGTCGAATACAGTATTCTTAGGATTCATGGCAGTCTGATTTTTTGCGGCGTCACCGATGAGACGCTCATCGTCCGTAAAAGCTACATAGGAAGGTGTGGTACGGTTACCTTGATCGTTTGAAATAATTTCTACGCGATCATGTTGCCATACACCGACACACGAGTACGTAGTTCCGAGATCGATACCAATTGCTTGAGACATATTATGTATTACATGGTCACTAAATCTTTAAAAGAATTCAAGTCTCTCTGCTAAATTAGGGAACATTCTCCTCTTAAAGGTACGCTCGAGATGGTCAAACATTTCAACTCTACATTGTGCATAGCGAAGGCGATCTTCCAAAGAAAACCATTCACAGTCTTGACGCTCGGGTAGAGGCACCCACGTATCGAAGTGTTCTTCGTACCAGGCAGCCTTGTCGATGTTGTCATATTCTTGCTTCATCGTTTCGATCAGTGCATCTCTCATGTAGCGTTCATCATCTTCGTGTAACAGATCTTCGATGTCATGTATGATGTTATCATATACGGATACATTACCACACGCAATGAAGGCGTTGCGTCGAAGCTGTTTGAACGTGTTGAGTGTCGATTCCATTTTGGTAGTATGGACCTGTTCATAAACTTAGGTAAAAAAAGTATACACATATGTTAGAATGTCGCTCGACGATTTACCAAAAAAGACACAGTACATGATACTCGATTCACATTACGTGACTGGAAGTAACAATACATTCTCATATAACTTAACACTAGAGTCTAACACACACATAGAGGATATGGGTCGCGTCATCGGTATCAAGATGGTTGATTTTTACGTCACGAGTGTAGGCGAGGCTAATAAAAACAACGATGACAGAGAAGGTGACATTCCCGAATACATAGATATAGTGTGTCCAGACATTCCAAAGGCTGCACAACTTCTCAGTGAAAAGCATGGACGGATACTCGAACGTATTCCACTGGAGTGTCACTACAGACACTCGTCGTCGACCATTCAAACAGATAAACAATGGCGAAGTTATCCGAGGAAAACAAATTACTTCAACCCCATCTCAATTAAACAACTAAACTTCCAGATATTCGAACACCGAGATGACCACACGTACCACCTCCTAAAACCTGAATATAACTGGCATATGATAATTGAAATTACTACAGTCAACCCACGAGAAAAACCGAAAGACAAAAATGTCCAAATACTTCAAGCTCTTGAAAAACTTACGAATAAGATTGAAGTACTCAACATGAATGTGCGAAAACTACCTGACAAACCACAAGAAGAAAAGAAGAAGTATCCCTTCGGGTACCTGGTTCTTGCCATACTGGCTATTTTAGGGAGCTTCATATACATGGTAAACAAGGGTAGTAGTCCTACACCTATGGCATAGGTCCATTATCCAATACGGGGCTCGAACCCGTGACCCCAGCGTGCCTTATATAGATTTGACTCTATGTAAATATACGAATGTATAAGCACTGTGCTCTAACCAACTGAGCTAATTGGATATATGCCACCAGAGGGTTTCGATCCCCCTACCTCGGACTTACAAAGTCCGCGCTCTTCCGACTGAGCTATGGTGGCTACTATATCCTAACGTATGGTTTAATCTTTAAGCTACAGACGACTTCTTGACGGGTTTCTTGGGGGCAGGGCACTTGCATACCCCATCGGAGCCCTGAGGACCTTCGGAGCCCTGAGGACCTTCTGGGCCCTGAGGACCTTCGGGACCCTGAGGACCCTGGGGCCCAGGGGGGCCTTCGACGACGGTCGCCGAACCACCACCACAGTTATCAGCCATCTTGAGAAGCAGATCATACAGCTTCTTCTTGTCGACGCGAATGTTGTTCATCTCCTCACGAATTTCATCCTTGAGAGCTTCCATGTTTATATACATAAAAGAAAGATTATCTTTATACATAATGATCTTCATAGGACCAACTCTTCTCAGTGGGATTGGTCAACACACCAAGAAGTATATGGAACTCTTTCCAGATAGTAAATACTATGTTTACAATCAGGATATCCCGGAATGTGATCAGGCATTCATGTTTGCCTTACCAATCGACGAGATCATTAAGCATGTACCATCCATCAAGGCGAAATGTAAACAGATCATATGCATGACCGTATGTGAGACTGAAACAGTTCACGAAGACTATGGTAAACTCTTCGAACACTTTGATCGTATCGCTGTACCCAGTGAATTCTGTAAACGAGTATTGTCAAAACAATTTCCTGGTAAAGAGTTTTTCATCATTCATGCATACATCCCACAGACACCCTATACGTTCTACCACATCGGTAACATTTTGGATCCACGTAAGAACTTCAAAAAGATCCTCGAAGCCTTCATTCGTCTGGATAAACCGGATACACGCCTTCTTGTCAAGTCAACGTGCAAAGAAGATGTCAACATAGCCTTGGAGCGTGTCGAAGTCATCAATGGTCTCGTATCCGAAGAGGCGATGAATACGATCCATAGTCGCGGTGATTGCTACGTAAATTTTTCAAACTCGGAAGGTGTTGGAATGGGTGCTATAGAAGCAGCTATTCGTGATAAACCCGTCATCGCGACAAGGTATGGTGGACCGAGTGAATATCTTCAATCACCCTATATGATTGACTGTGAACTTCAAGAGTTGGAGAATGATGACTTTCTCTTCAAAAAGGGGATGGTTTGGGGTAAACCAAACTTTGACCAACTCTTGGAATTCATGGAAGATGTCTACAACAAAAGGTTGAACCACATGGATCATACCTATACGAGAAATATCATGTCTCGGGAAAATATCTTAAAAGAATTCGGTATCGATGTAGTTCGATGCGAAGATGAGAAGACCCATTAAAATCGTCCCGGACATGACAGAACCACGCTGAGCGACAAGGAAGGCGACAATGTCATCAATGATTTCGATGTTTGTTGGTTTCGTGGCGAAGCGAGGAATGGTGACACTCGTGATGATGTATAAAGACATCGCTATTATTACAGGTCTAAGCGTACCCTGATCAAACATTTATAGTAACTGTGATTTTAATTTATCGGAAACGTTATGCTTTCGACAGTAACTCCCACACACAGCCTTGAATTTGCACCTCGATCCAGACATTGTCATCGCTATGCAAATTGAATTCTTCACTTGAACCCTCGGCTCCTCAGGAATCGTATCGATAAACACGATCGTACGTTCACTCTTCTTTTTTGCGTGCTGCTCGTATCGCTTCTTCATGACCCATGTCGCGTTTGCTAGGTGTTGACACTTCTCATCGGGTTCAGCAAGGCGATACATTTTGGTTGCATCACCAAGGCATTTGTTCCACATTTCATCTCGAATGATCTCCATGGTTTAGTTTCTTATATTCACCAAAATGAACGCTTCACTTAGGTATTTTTTTCCCTGAATATTACAAAGTAGATGTTTTACCTTTACCTAGCTATTGCCGTCTTCTTGTTATACACTCTGGCCAAGAACAGACGTGTTGTGGCGAGTGCATCTTTAGACAAACTTATACGTCAGTCAGCACGATACGCGACAGCTTCGCAACAAGATTCTTCGCCACTCATCGCGACACTTCACGCAAATTATGCTGCAGCGTATCTTTACGCAGCCAAGGATATCGCTTCAGACAGTCAGATCCACAACGCGACTGGTGTCGATGTCGTCAAGTTCAAGGAACACATTGTTAACATCCAAGATATGGTGACCAAAAAGACAGTCGAAAAATGTCCTGAATTTTCCGGTGAAGTCGACCTATACCTCGCCACTATTGCTGGTGAAGCGTAATCTGACAGTCCTGCATCGTCTTCACGTGATCACCTTCGTCGTTGCGAACATTCTCGAAGACGTCATACAGGTTGTTGACATCGTCGTAGTAATTTGAAGCCACAGCTGGAGGCTTCTCGAGTGAGAGACTCGCTCCATTCTGTTTGAGGAATTCGTCATAGGTATGATAGGCGTGTTCCTCAACCTGTTCAGACAAATTATAGGCCATCCTCGGTGACACCACATACAACAGACAAGTCAGCCAGTAGTATGCGAAGGCTGTGTGCTGTGCAAAAAAACGATCGACGAAGCGTTTATCACCACCCAAATCTTCCATGATGAGAAGGTGGTGGTACTCATTCATCGTCTGAGCAAAGTGTGTCTCCAAGAAGTCAGCCTTCCGCCACACACCTAGAGTCTCATAGAGATGTAGAACAGAGACGAACGAAAAGTACGGGACACGGGCGACCGTCTCGAGAACATAGAATCGAGCGTAGTCCCGATCTTTGTAGACTTTGTCGATAACATTCACTGCCGACTTGACGACAACTTTATTGACACGCTTCTCAAACCTACGAGCGGTGTTCACATGGGGCTTGACCGATGCCAGGGTGACTAGCATAACCTAAGTAGAGAAAATTGTATCATACTTTTTAAATAAAACCATGACAACGGTTTACACCTTAACAAACCCGTCATTCCCTGAAATCAAGATTGGATTTTCCGGTAACATACAACAACGTTTAGGTATTTTGAATTCTTCAGTTCCCACTCGTTTTAACGTCCACTATTCAAGAGAGTTTCCGGACCCGACCATTGCTCGCCAGGTGGAATCCAGAGTACATGAGAGATTCAAAAAATATAGAGCCAGTAACGGTGAATTTTTTCGTGTCGACCCAGAGGAAGCTGCACTCGAATTGTATCATATCGGCAATGATGTTATGTCTCAAAACAACCTAAGTTAGAGTTTTAAATTGTAATAAAATCATGGAATCAGTTCAAAAACTCACCCACATCGAACACGTTCTCAAGAGACCTGACTCTTATGTTGGTCCAGTTGAATTGGGTACAGAACCTTACTGGATCCTCGATGGTGACAAGTTCTCCAAGAAGAACTTGAAGTATTCTCCGGCTCTCTTGAAAATTTTCGATGAAATACTCGTCAACGCAATCGACCGCAACTCTCTCCACCCTAAACAGGTCAACTCCATCTCCGTCTCCATCGATAAGGAATCGGGTTCTGTGACCATCGAGAACAATGGTCCACTCGGCGGCATCGGTGTCCGCATGCATGAAAAGGAGGGTCTCTGGAATCCTGAACTTGTCTTTGGACACCTTCTCACGAGTACCAACTATGATGATACCCAAAAACGTATCGTCGGTGGTCGCAATGGGTACGGTGCCAAGTTGGCGAACATTTACTCGAGTGATTTTTCGATCGCTATCAAGGATCATGAGACGAAGCAGACCTATACCCAAAAGTGGTCGAAGAACATGACTGTCTGTGACCCACCAAAAATCAAAAAACATTCGGGTGCCACGTCATCGGTCGCTATCACTTTCACTCCTGAGTGGAAGAGGTTTGGAATGTCCAAAATGGACGATACCATCTACAGCATCTTCCAAAAGAGGGTATGGGATGCGAACATCTGTACGACCCAGAACTGTAAAGTGAAGTTCAATGGAGATATCCTCCCCAAACAAAACTTTGAAGCCTATGCCAAAATGCATGAAGGTGTTGATCAGGTTGCATCTGTATCCGGAGACCGCTGGTCAGTGTGTATCGGACCGTCTGAGAATGGTCTCGAGCAAATCTCTTTTGTGAATGGTCTCTGTACTATGAAGGGTGGTACGCACGTCGATCACGTGGCGAACATTGTCGCCAATGGAATCATCGAGGATATGACAAAGAAGATTAAGTTGAAGCCTCAACAGGTGAAGAATGCTTTTACAATTTTCGTAAAGGCGACCCTCGAGAACCCCAACTTTTCCAGCCAGGTAAAGTCTGAGTGTACCTCGAAGTCTCCAGACTTTGGTTCAAAGTTTGAACTCCCCAAGACATTCGTCAAGAATGCTCTCAAGACTGGTATCGCTGATGAACTCATGGCACTCTCGAAATTCAAGGAGATGAAGGAACTCAAGAAGACTGATGGTGCCAGAAAGTCTAAGATTACTGGTATCCCCAAGTTGGATGATGCGAACAAGGCTGGTACGGCACAATCTGGGAAGTGTACCCTCATCGTCACAGAGGGTGATTCGGCAAAAACTCTCGCTGTCGCTGGTCTCTCGGTGGTGGGTCGAGATCACTACGGTGTCTTTCCTCTCCGTGGTAAGTGTAAGAATGTGAGGGACTCTTCAGTTGCACAGCTGACCTCCAACCAGGAGTTCAATGATCTCAAGAAGATTTTGGGTCTTCAACAAGGAAAGGAGTACACAAGTGTTTCGGAACTTCGCTACGGTCGCCTCATGATCATGACAGATGCAGACAATGACGGTTCTCACATCAAGGGTCTCATCCTCAACATGATCCATTACTTTTGGCCCAGTCTTTTGAAATTAAACTTTGTCGTGTCGATGGTGACACCAATCATCAAGGCTACGAAGGGTTCTGACATCAAGTCTTTCTATACCGACTCTGCGTTCCGGACATGGTACGGTAATGGCAAGGCTGGGTGGCGAATCAAGTACTATAAGGGTTTGGGTACCTCGACAAGTGCTGAAGCTCGTGAGTACTTCAAGAAGATTCAAGATCTAACTGTGAAGTTTGATATGGACACGATGACTGATGACTCCATTGTGTTGGCCTTTGATAAGAAGAAGGCGGATGCACGTAAGTCTTGGCTCCTTGAGAGTACCGCCAGGGAAGCTGGTCAACTCGAGGTTCCCTACGGTGACATCAAGGAGTTGGATATCACGGACTTTATACACAGGGATCTCGTAAATTTCAGCCTTGCCGACTTGAAGCGTTCTATCGCTCATGTTGCAGATGGTCTCAAACCTTCGCAGCGTAAGGTGATGTACTCCTGTTTCCAGAGGAATCTTACAGGGGAGATGAAGGTGGCACAGTTGGCAGCTTATGTGGCTGAAAAGAGTGCCTACCACCATGGTGAAGTTTCTCTCGCGGAAACGATCGTCAAATTGGCCAACGACTACACGGGTTCGAATAACATCAATCTTCTCGAACCCTGTGGTCAGTTCGGTACACGACTCATGGGTGGTAAGGATGCGTCCCAGACGAGGTACATCTTCACGAAGCTCACCAAAGAGGCGAGAAAGTTGTTTGACCCCAAGGATGATGATATCCTCAACTATTTGGATGATGATGGGCGATCGATCGAACCAGACTTTTACATGCCCACCCTTCCCATGGTTCTGGTAAACGGGACGGAAGGGATTGGGACGGGGTTCAGTTGCTATGTCCCACCATTCAAACCAGATGACATCAAGGAGAACATCAAGAGGATGCTGACTGGCGAAGAAGTCGTACCCATGAAGCCATGGTTCAGGGGTTTCAAAGGTAAGGTGTTCAAGGATGAAGCTGGTTTATGGATCACAGAGGGTACTTGTAGAGACACAGGTTCCAGGCTCAAGGTTACAGAACTCCCACCGGGGCGATGGACCCAGGACTATAAGGAACACTTGGATGGTCTAGTAGAAAAGAAGATGATCACGGGCTACACGAACAACAGTACGACTGAAGATGTTGACTTTGAAATCTTTGGATACTCAGGGAAAGATCTCACCAAAGATCTTAAGATGCGAAAGACTTTCCATGTTTCAAACATGCATCTGTTCCATCCCACCAAGGGTATTCGTAGGTACGGAAGTCCCGAGGAGATTCTTCAAGACTTTGTAGAACTCCGACTCGAACACTACAAGAAACGAAAAGCCCACCTCATCAAGGTTCTCGAATCTAAGGCTATTATGTGTGACCACAAATCGAAGTTTGTGTCGATGGTCATCGAGGAGGAGTTGATCGTCTTCAAGAGGAAGAAGGTGGAACTCGAGAAGGAGATGTCTTCCATCTTTCCCAAGATTGATGGGAACATGGACTATCTCCTCAATACGAAGACTGTCGAATACACACAGGAGCGTGTTGAAGCTCTCATGAAAGAAGCGTCACAGGCGAAGAAAGAATTGGAAGTGATGCGAAAAACAAGTCACATCGACATGTGGAAGATGGACATTAAAAATATGTAAACCATTAGTAAGATGCCCACCTCTAGTGGTGCCGGTGTATCTCTTAACGCCATAGGCAAACAGGAGTCATACATATATAGCGACAATGTAGATGAGTCTATTTTTAATTACGATTTAAAGAGGCATTCTAACTTTACAAAGTTTCATAGAACTACGATCGTCAATAAGAGTCCCACGTCCCCTACATGGCCCTTCAATGAACGTATCAAGGTAACCTTCAATCCTCAGAATATGGGTGATCTTTTGAGTAACATGTATGTGCTCATCAAACTTCCCGGGTTAACAACTGGACAGAATTATGCTGACCAGGTGGGTAGACACCTCATTAAATCTGTTACTATGCGTGTAGATGAAATCGAGGTTGAAAAAATTTACGATGACTGGATGGTCATACATGATGAAATGTACCTCGAAGTTTCTGAAAAGGTTGCGAACCGTTTCAATCTGAACCGTATGTTGGGATTCGATACGACGACATCAAATGGTGCCTACGCGACATTGGATTCTGAAGTCATCATCCCTCTCCCGTTCTTTTTTTCAAGAAAATACTCTAGTGACGAATATCCGACAAATGAACCAAACAGACCATTCTTCCCATTATGTGCGATTCACAAACAGAAAATAGAGTTTGAGTTTGAGTTTCATACACAGACGTTTTTTACGTCCGCACCAAACCCGATTATTCTCGACAGCTTTAAAATTGTCACGGAAGAGTTTACAATCGACCCAGATGAACGCATTTATTTAAAGAATCAGCCATACACGATGATCACTGATGTGGTCAAGAGACACCCAACATCACAAACTGTCCCAGGGGTTGACAGTATACGAACCAATCTCGTCCCCAATAACCGGGTCAAGTCGTTACATTGGTTTTTGAGAAATACAGAATTTGAAAATGTAAATATAGCCACCTTCGAGCCACAATTTGACATCTTTAAAATCTATGCCAGAGGGTGGAATGGTCCTTTCACCTTAAAGAATATTTCATTTTTTACCACTTTGACACAGGGGGGTGTGACTACGTTCTCCCGTGTCGGTTTCAGTGAAGAACCAGTGTTAATTGGTCATAACGAAGCCGGGACCGAAACGGTCGGAGATTTTTTTTCAACTGAATACAATATCGTACCATGGGAAAATGATCCGGGGTCAGATGATCCAATTATAACGGTGAAGCTACCCACAAACTCTTTTATCGAGAAATTCACCTTTGAATTTTACACCGAATCATCATCGAAGGTTGTCAGTGGAAAAAGATTCACGAATATACCAGGATTCGACATCAAAAAAAATATCGAGACTGAAGTTCTCATGTCATCTGAAAAAATTTCAAACTTTGTAAGCCTCTCACAGGAAACATTCACACAGTCCTACAGCATTGACCTCGATACATCCGTATTCAGAGTACCAAATGCAAATTTCTCAGACTATTACTACATTCAGAATCGATTCAACTTTTCGACGACACCAGATTTCGATGAAACCTTCACCTTCTTCAATCCGGTCATGAAAAGTGCTAAATTTTTTATTCAGGGGGTTGATCTACCAAATATTTCAAGTACTACGGATTCGTACTACAAATACATGGTGCCATATCAAAAACGTTTATCCAAACCCGTGAGAAACATCTACACATATTCATTCGCGATTAATCCAATCAACGTCAGTCCATCGGGAAGTCTGGATTTCGGTGACATCCAATCAGAAAAGACATCCCTCGAAGTAACACTTCAACCAGATCTCACAGATGTATACACCCTATACATTTACTACATTGGTTACCAAACATTTACGTTCGAAAATGGTTTCATGTCACTCGTTTATTAAACAGTGTGTCCTTGTTGTTCGAGATGTACTCGATGATTCTATTCTTGATACACCATTTGATGAAGTTCAATTGAGCGATAGTTGTCTGAACTTCATGAGATGTTCCTGGAACGGTATACGTAAACTTTTCGGACCGAGCAAAGGGGTCGAACAATTTCTTACTGTACCCATCTAGGCTTGATTTGTAAGCACAATGTACAGTGAATAGACGACCGTTGGACGTCTTATAGGATGTGTGATACTTCTTCGCATAGTTCGTGATGAACCATTCTATGTTTCTGAGTGAAATACCCCCAGACTTATCTAGGATACCCAACAATGTGGATTTATTCTTTTCGTCACAATAGAACTCGTTTACGGAAGATAGCAGAATGTCTGTTTTACTCATGTCTTCTATAATACAGAATTGAAATCTATAAGCCTCTTATTCTCAACATCCATAGACGCAACAGATGACGCCTCATCTATAAATTCGATCGTGTGCTTCTTAGTAAACTGGTTGTGATGATGCTTACAATACCCGTCGCATTTTGCCTTAAGATTGCATCTGGACATATTCTTCTTCAGACCCCTACACGTATTATCTTCTTCTACGGGGGCGTCGCGTAGTAATATCTTGTACGGAATACTGTAATTCACGGAAAGGACTCGTAAATAGTCACTATACGCACCATGAATCAGGCGTGCCTTGTCGTCAAACTTTTCACGAATCTCTATGAGTTCAGTCTTTGACGTTTTAAGTGCACTGCGATGATCCTCTCTCATTTTTCGAGTTTCATCTTGGAGTATAGCCATCTGTTTTTTGTGTTCTTCCTTGAGGTCGTCAATGATTTTCTTAGTGGCATCCTTGGTATTGTTCTTGTGGTTCAGAACCTCATCCTTGTACTCCTCTTTCGCCTTTTTCAAACATTCGTTGTGCTCACCTCTAATGATTTTTGTTTGTTCTTCAACGGCTTTTTTTACTTCGTCACGGAACAAGGCATTAAGCCTCTCGTCCATCTTAATACTCTATCAATCGTAATTTTTAAATACCTCGTCGTATGTCAACTTGTTGGAACGAGCAGTCCTAATGCGGTCACGGAGGTCCGCAACCTTACCCGTCGAGTCGAGGTTGTATTTCTTACACTCTTCGATGAGCTGATCCTTTTTCATACCACTTAGTGCTGGTTCTCTCTTCTTAGGAGGTGGTTTATGCTGGGCGATTAAGTCACCGAAGATTTCAGTCCTTGGGTTTTTCACCAGGGGTTCCAGGAGATCGCATATCGGATTCAGGAATTTATTGGTGAAGTAGTGGTGATAGTCAATGGGTATATCATTATCTTTCATAAACACGGGATCTTCAGCCTTCTCGTAAGCCTTCGCCTTTGGATTTTCCGTTTTCACGAGGATGTAGGGTACTCGATCACCAGATTGTGGTTCGGAACCGGGCTTTCTTTCACGCATCTTGTCCCTGACTCGAACATGGGGTAGGTTAGGGTTTTTGTACGAATCTCCCAACTGCTGAGAAAGTATGAGTTTATCAACGGGAACTTCACCTTCTAATAGATTGATCGCTCGCTCAAGAGCCAATTGTTTAGGGGGTCCTGGATCATTACTTTCCAGTACGACATCAAGAAGTTCTTTGCACACCTCGCGAACGAATACTGTGTTGTCTCGGCGAACAACTTGAAGTCCCTTAATGTCGATATAGTCCATGTTCATCTCACCCTCCTTGTCCCTGGTCCATAGCTTAGCAGCGTAACGCTTCTTACTGTATAGAAAGTATGGACAATACACCTTCTCGAGTTCGAGATTGTTGGGTTTCTTGAACAGGGCTGTGCATTCTTCAGCAGCCTTTTCACCCAGATCCCAGCTGTATTCAATCGCTTCCATTCCCGTTCGACCACCAACATCAAACTCGACCATTACTGAATCCGTATCCCCATACCTCACCTTCGCACCCGGGAAGTTCTTTTCGACGTACTCCTTCGTCTCTTCAATCATACTACGCCCCTTGAAGGTTGTCGTCGAGGCGATCGGTACACATGGTAGAATACCTTTACCAGCTCCGGTGAATCCATAGATCGAGTTCATACTCACCTTGTAGGCCAGCTGTTTACCATTGTAGACCTCCTTCATGAAGCCTGTCGCAGCAGCCATATCCTTCTTTGCCTGTTTCCTAAACTGTTTAAGTTCTGCCAAAATACTCGGAAGAAGACTCGGCACATCCTGTGCAAACTTATAGGTACCACCATTCAATTCAAACGTCTCATAATTAACACCGGGGATGTTCCCATAACGCCTTTCATCCATGACGAAGGTTGAATAACAGAGATTGTGGGCCATCATAATCGAAGGGTACAGACCT